TCACGGCGGTTTTTGATACCAGAAAGGTTCTCAGGTTCGTTTTTATTTCGGCCATCGCGTCTCCACTAATACCTTAAATGCTGCGTTGATAGGTCTGGTGATGTTTGCCTCATTGCCTTCAATTGACGGTCTGATAAACGGCTGTATTGGATAGTTAGGCAGGTCTTTTCTACCATACTCAATGTTAGGAGCATAGTTTGTTTCCGGTCCGACTTCGTCCTCAACTTTGGTCTCTGATGATTCGATAATATGAGACTTTATTGATGTTTTGGTAGCAGCCGTCAGCACCGGAACAAGTTGCCTCTGTTTGTTGATAATAACATAACTACCAGCCCCGATAAGATTAATCATATCGCTTTCGGATAGCTTGATCTTATTCAGGGCATTCTGTAGTCCGCTAATATCAACCTTCATAGATATGCTCATACGTCCGCCTTTTTCAGTGCAATCACAAAACCCATAGGCGTTCTGTCTCGAATACCGACAACCTCGAATGTAACATCTGTATAACCAGTGCCATCGAAACGACCCGTAACCTTGAAGCGGTCTCCATAAGCCGGAGTAGCATCTATGAACCGAGCTTCTGCGTTTATAATCGCAATATCGGCATAGTCTTTCCAGGCTTCAAGATTAGGTTTATCGGTAAAACTACATGCAACGGTTGTAGAAGTATCTGTGGTAATTGGTTGCCCTGCGGCATCCACAGTGCTACTAGTCGGATGTAGTAAAACCCCTGTGTCAGCATACATATACTGGTCTGTCAGGCGTTGCAATTGAGCAGTAAGGCGTGCGTTAGGTAATCTCATGCTGGTGATCCATCGTAAACGTCATTGTCTGAGTCCTGATAGCTATCTGCTCTGTAAGGAAGTGAAATTGTTGATGTTGGTGTTACTTTACTAAGTCGAATTCCAAACTCCTGCGCTTTTTGTTTCAATAGCTTTTCATAACCCGCGCGTGCTTCTTTATTGCTAACTTGCATCCAATCAAGACGAAAATCAGGCTGTGAAAGTTGCGTAATGATGTATTGGATACAACGCACAATCGCCTCATTGACTGAGTAGGTTGTTATGAAATAGTTTATCGTTTCATCTGCTAAAAATGCACCGTCCTCATTTGTATCACCAATGTGAAACCTTACCAGGCTTATATTGGTACTGAGTGCCGCGTTGTATGAGAATGTCATAATTAACCGCCTTTATATCGTCCGTACAAACACAGTTAACACGGTGTCGGTTGTAGTCTGATTGGTCGCGCTTGCAGCTGTACCGGCTCTTACCTTGATGTATTCCAATCCATAGAAATAAGATAAATTGGTAATCTTTATAATCCGACTTGCTGAAGCTGGAAAATTGATCTCCGTTCCTGCCTCATCATACAGATTGAAATAGTTTGTACCATCTACGCTGCCTTGAAATGTGATCGCTGTACCGTCAAACTCGGCTGGTATAACGAATGTAACCGGCACAAGATAACTGATTGCTACTGCTCCAGAAAGGCTTGCACCGCTTGCAATTGTCGCCGATAAGCCCTCTGTCAGTATCTCATTAGTAGGTCTTATTCTAACTGTTTGTGCCATAATTCACCTGTTACTTTCTGAATAGTTATTCTTCCAATAACTTATTCAATAATTGCAAGGCTCCGTCCGCTGTGTTAGCGGTTCGGGTTGCCTCGTCTTTTTGTTTAGATAAGACATCGCGTATCTCGAATAGTTTAGCAGTAGGTGTTTTATCTTCAATGCCATAGAGTTTATGATTGAAAAGTTGTTCTGAACAATTGATGTTTAGCTCAATATCACGCCCAGCGGCAAAGCCTACCCAGAAGGCAAAATCTGCACGCTGCTTGTTATATGGACTGTCAGGCCACAATTCAACACCATAAATATCTATTACCTCGTAACCCATGTATATTCCTAATGCAATCGCATAAACGGTTGTGCAATTCAAATTTTTGAATGCCTTCCCGTTTGTCTTTGCCTTGCTCAACATACCAAGAACCCCGTCTAATGGGAATTCAATTGCATTTGGTACTTTTGGATCAGCGAAAGGGTACATATACACCGGTATTGTCGTCTTTTGTAATGCGTCCCAGTAGCCTGGGGATCTTGGATGATTACGGTATATTTCTATTCCGTGTATTTCAATGATCGCATCACAACGCTTCAACCAGTCTGCTAACAACCAATCCGAAAATGACCAGATGTCATATTCAGGATCGTTGTAAGGTGCATTTTCTCTGGTGTGAGGTTCTGAACCAACTATTGCGAGTTTACGCTTTTGTGTCATACCTATCCTGTGGTACTAACCCAAAGTAGATGAATTAACGACAATGTGCCATGAAGAGCCATCGCTCACTAATTCTGCAACTTCGCCCTTTGCATTAAAAGTAAGTGTAGTCCCACCGACAAGCCTTACAGGTGTTACAACAATGTTAGCAGTATAAGTTCCGTCGTCGTATTTGATGATTTTCATCTGTCCGGCTGTTCCGGCTCCCAGCGACATTGCCAAAGCTCCGGCTGTACCATCGGCCGCAGGGTAAATTAATGACATAATGTTAGTTAATGGAATTGCACCAGCTGCTGAGATTGCAGTAGGTGTACTGCCTTGTAATGCTAGCCCGGTTACATTCCCCGTAAATCCGGCGGTTGAAATAACCGGTCCTGAAAAAGTTGTACTCATTGTGATTTTCCTTTCTAAGCACCCTCACGGGGTTTAGGCTTTCGCCATTAGCTCGCGCACTTTGTGAGGCGTGCGTTACCAAGTTTATGGGGCGGCTGTTACACCGCCCCGACTATGATTATTGTTTATACATCATGGCCAAAGATCCATCTCCAATCGTCAAACCCGTAGCTGAATCGCATGTATCCGCGATATTTTGCAACTAGGTTGAAATTGGAAGCAGGGTCAAGGCTCAATTCCGGATTGACTCTCCAGAACCAAAGTAAGTGAGATTGTGCCTTTGCACTATCAACCATGAACCAGTCAACGCTGGACGAGAGGTAAGGATCTACCAAAACACGCATCGGGCGTGATCCGATAAAGTTACCGTCATTATCCGCGGTACCAGGTTTATTCATGGAGTTGACAATAGTCCAGGCGGTTGCCTGTAATGCCACTGGGACATAAAGCACATCATACAGAGAGGGCAGGGGTAAACCCTGATCATCTGTCAAGGCTGCACCGGCGTTCAATGTTGACACAACGGCATCATAAGATAATGCAGAAGTGCCTTTATTGTCGAAGGTTGTCGCGGTGTCGGTTGCGCGGTTATAATGTGCATCACTAACCAATGCGGCTGCGTCACCACCAGGGTATGAGGTGCTCAAAGCATTGTTGAATATGCTTGATTGATGATAGGCGATGGTATCACCGAAGGTTGTGCCAAAGTCCTGAGCGCGTCTGCGAATCAGTCCTTTTTGGTCATCGTCAAATAACTTGCGTTCGATTGCGAGACCTAAGGCATATTCCTTATGGGTGAATGTTTTTTCATACAGTGGATTGAAGGACGCATATTGGATAGCGCCTGGTAATCCTTCCGCTTCTGCGGAGTTGTATTCAGGAACCAATCCTAAACCACCTAAACCCTGAGAATATTCTACACTAGAATCACTGGTAGAAATTCCAAACAGGCTGGAGGCCGGAGAAGGAACGGCTGCAATTTTCTGAAACCACTCTCGGCGGATAATCGGTAGCACGTGTCGTGCATATTGTTCTGAACTCATTGGGGTTGGCATAATTATCCTCCTTTAGGCTTCAATCAATGCACCGGTTGTTACAAGACAATCAACCTCAGTTCCTGCGGCGTTGTTGACGCGGAATACAGACAAACAACCATTGGTTGTGTCTGCAACGTCTAACGAACCGTCAGCATTGGTATCAATTGTTTTGTTGGTGAAACCCTGTAAGGCTGAAGCGTCCGCGTCTGCGGTGCCTCGGATAACCATTCCAGGAGCGATAACTGCGACCTTGACAGGATCGGCGGCGGTTGCGGCTGCACTGGTAGCCTCTACGGCTAAACCAATGACCTCGGCGGAGCTTGCGCCCGCGGCTGCAACCTGACCGGAGCTCATTACAAGTAATGTCCCGACCAATGTTTCAAGAGAAGCAGCGGCTTCAAGAGTGATGATTTTAGGTATTCGATCACCCGTGATGTCGTATACAAATTCCCAGGTATATGCTGGAGCTGCCATTTGTTACTCCTTGTTTTTATTTGTACTTAGCATATTCTTCAGGTTTCATCCCAAATTTTTGAGCAACTTCCATCTCTTCAGGTGTGAGCTTCACATCATCACTACCACCACCCCCACGTACACCGGCGCCTAAGTTGGGGCTGTTTGGTTTGAGTAAGCGTGCCTTGTTTTTGGATAACCAGTTTAGCTTCTGCTGTGTGGTCAATTCGTCCGGTACAAGATCGCGCATATCCTCTGGTAATTCTGCTAGTGAGGCTTTATATACATCTGTTAAGGTTTGTTCGTAAGCATCAACCTTTTGGGCTTTTGCCTGAATCTCTGCTAATTCTTTACCTCGCTTTTCAGCGAGCTCTTTATATTGCTGTTGTTCGACTAATCGGGCTTCAATTTCCTTTTGACGCTCTTCCTCGAATTTACGTAGTTTGTCTTCAAGGTCTCTTGCCTTATTGTTGACTTCGTCGAACCGACTCTTGGGGATCATGTGCTCATTGCCCGTGTTTTTCGAGTCGTCACTCGTGTTTTGAGCGCCATCACCTTGCTTATTTTCGTCTGCCATTTGTTACTCCTGTTCGTTTTTTACGCCATCCGCGGCGATAGTTACATATCAATAATACATTAGCACAATAGTTCTACTTTGTCAAGTTTTTAATCAAATTTCCTCCTTGTTATTTCTTCCCCATTATTTTTATAAGTATTCGCTTGAATATTGATGCCTTTTTTCCTCGTTGACTAAACGCCTCGCATGTTGCCGTTAAAGCAATGCCTTTTTCCAAATATCCAACTTTGTATCTAAAGTTTTTAGATTTGCTATTACTACACCAATATTCAAAGTCTTTGTATTTGCTTCTATTATCTCTACAATATTGGCAATTTTTACATATCTTTTTCATTCCACCACCTACTTGCTGTCTGTCTGGTTACGCCAGCATCCTTTGCCGCCTGAGTAATACTAACCCCTGCCTTCACGGCGTCAATGACTGCTTGTCTGCGTTCGTCTGGTTCGTCATGTTTAATCTGATTATACCAGCCGCAAAACATCGCTATCATTATCTCCGGATCTCGTTTGACATCATACATGATACAACGCATATCCTTACAGCGGTCATCTATAAATGACACGCAATCTGTACACTTTATGGGTCTCAATCTGTACTCTCCTTTTTGATATAAAACTCATTTGCTCGATCCTCTCCAATTGCCTTTAGTAGGCTTAGCTCCACGTTTTGGTGCCCGAATACCGGATCTATGTGATCCCCAACAAACTCGCTCAATGGCACGCCTGAATTGAATGCCTTCAACTTTGCAGGGTTCTTCAAGAATGATACTTGTGCAGCCTGCCTCTCTGGTGACAATGAGTTGAACCACTGTTCTCCTGTCTGAAATGGTACAAAGTTTCGCTGTCCTGGCTTGCTGTCAGCTTGCATCGTGTCGGGAAAATCGGGACCGCCTAAGACTTGATAAAATTCAGAACAGCGACCTCTGTAGTGATCGTCTACCCGTTCCCCTACTTCTAGCGGCGTTCCGTGTAATTCAATGCAGCTCAAACATGTTCTCTGGTCTAAGGTCGCAATGCGAATTTTACCCCTCAAATATTGACCGTTGACTAATTCCATGGCAGCCGAAGCCTCTCGGTAGCTGGTAAGCTGTAATGTCCTCATGAGATTGTCTGCGGCGTGAACGGGGATGTTCTCCGCGTGTTTTCGCATTTCCTGAGCGGTTTTATATGGTGACCACCCGTTAGATATTCCGTTGATGATCACGTCCCTTGTCAGTCCTGAGTACCCAGCACCCCATCCTTCCATTTTGGAGATCCACGCGGCACTGTCTACAAAGCTGGTAGCAAAGTCAACGCTATTCGGAGCAAGCCATTTGACATTGCGCCCTGATAGAATTGACACATATTGACTGAGTGCCTTCTCACTGACCGGATCAATACCCCGTTCGATCATCGTACCTGCAAGCGATGTGAAGACCTTTGCTGTAACCGCTGCCACTGCTAATCTAACCGCTGTGTTTTGGATCATATCATCATTCGATTGTATCAGCATCGCGGTAGTGGTCAATGAATTCTGGTGCTGCAATAGCGCATCCTTCAAGGCAGGATTATTCATGTCAAGCCGCTTGTCTAATTCTACCAGCCGTTTAGCCTCGTCATCCAGCACCAATAACGCCCGTTGTAGTGGAGAATTGCGCGCGGTCGACAATGTATTGATTTGTCGCAACACCTGAGAGGCTGTCATAACATACAGCCCGTCTAATGCCTTGTTTATGTGCTCAGTCAACGTGTAGATAGTTGCCATTGATTATCCTTAGATTACAGGTACACCACCGCCAGCCCCTACAAGTGACTCAATAAAATTAGATTGCTGCGATTGTGCGAGTTCTCCCTCTGCTACAATTTGTCCAGCCTTCATACCCAACAAGCCGCCTATTTGCTCTCTGTACCAACTATCAGGCCACAGTCCAGCGGTTTTCTCTCGCATTGCCACAAGTACGTTTATGCGTGCGTTCACGTCCAGTATCTCAGGTGATTTCCAAATTATATTTACATCATCAATCATTGGAGCAGAAGGCAAGCCGTTATTATACAGGTTCTGTAATTCAGCACTCATAATAAACATGCGCTTGATGGCACCGTTATTTTCGTTCTGGAATCGGTATATTTTACCGATAAGCCCTGTTTCCAGTTGCTTCAGTGCCTCTCCTGATAGATTGCCGTCCGCGGTCACTCCGTAAATAGGTGTCTGGGTTGCCTGTGATATTTCCCTCACAACCTTATCAATTTCAGCAATGTATTGTGTCAGGTCGGTTCCGCCCAATTCACCGATTTTGATTGCCTTCAAAAATTCGATTTGTTCGGCTGTCAGGTCGTAGATTACATTTCCGGCGTCATCTTTCATAACAAGGTTGATAACACCACCTGGGACAATCCCATCTCGGTTAATCTCAAGTCCGATTGCATAGTATAGCTTGAACGCTGACAATTCTGACGCCATGGTCATGGAGTACAGCGTCCGGTTTAGAATGTTCTGTAATGGTACAGCAGGTCGGATCTCCGATTCTCCGTAGTCTGTATAATTGTCACGTTGATTAGCATAGTGTACCAGTGGTATTTTGCCGTATTGCCACGGCTCCTGGCTTTTGCCGGCTGTCTCACTGATAGGAGATACTTCGCACCCGCCAACATTGCCAGACCACCTGGTTATTCTATCAGGCTCATAAACAATAACCCTCATAGTCGTTTGGGCACTATCACTATCTTCAAGTAGCTGGTTCTGGTCGTCTGCTTCACTCCACAGTTTACAAGCCCATAACGGCGCTTTTGTGGTCGGGTCAAATATTGCCACTATGCCGGAATGACCATCATAAGGTGGCTCGGCACTCCACGTCATTGTGGCAGGGTCAATCAATACATAAGCATCACCGTCTCGAATAGCACCCCTGTATAATTCACCCTGCAATGCGTCGAAGTCGTTGCGATTGGTAATATCATCAATCCACTCAGCCGCTTGCTGGTTATTCTCCGCAATTCCACCAGGCATGACGTTCTCAATGTGCAGCCTGCCAGCCATTTTATCAATGATGATACGCATGTAATTATCATTCAAATCCTCAAGATCAGCATCGTCTGATTTCAAGCGCAGCATGGCTTTCATCTGTGTCGTGATGTCAGCGTCATGATCTCCGCGCTCGTATCTGCGATATTTTCTAACCCTGGCACCCTTCTTGAGGATGGTTGCGCTCCAACTGTTTTGAGCGTCAATAGATAACGCTAATGACGGGTTGGTCTTTTCGAGTGCTGATATTATTAGTCCTGAGTTGTCCATGGTCTTTTCTCCGTTTTATTTCCGGTTATATAATTGCCTGTGGTTATGTTTATTCTGCCTTTTGGCTTAATCGATCCTGCCTCTAGTGATAAAGCCGCTGAAATAACAGTGTCATCATGCCCGTTCCCTTCGGCTGCCAGTCTCCAAAGTCCGGTTGTGGTCTGTGTGGCTACAAACAGCTTAAATTCCTGCCTGGTAATTGGATCATCCAACATACGCCATCCACCCTCGTTTATTGCCTCATGGAGGTTGCTCATAATCTCTGCCTTGCTTGCATTCGTGGTCTCGAATGGTATAACGGTTAACCCATCGCTCTGTAATGCTTCAATATTCACCGATCCAATACTATTCTTTTCAGCAAGTAATAATTGTAGATTGTATTGTTTATATAATGACACTATACGCTTTCTTATTTCAGCCCATGACAAGTTATTGACGCGTAATTGATTGACCTCTCGTTTAGTTGTGAAGTCAAAAACTTTCATGGCTGTGAAGTCGTTATTTTGCCCGAAGTCTAAACCGGCATAATATTTATGGTCATTGTAGTAAGGCTGTATTTGCTCTGTGAATACGTGGGTTACGTCCCCAAAGTATGAATTGCCGCTTGTGATAAAACAGTTTATTGGGTCTTCGGGATATTCCTGAATAAACAGGTTTTTCAATTCACGCTGTTTTGACCTACGCCATTTTATCTGCTCGGCTGTCAATCCGTGTTTTCGTGATAAGTCCTCTTCGTCACCCGTGAATATAACCGTTTCACCCTCTGCTAGTGGCAAGCTATAATTCTCATCCCACCACCAGGGGTAAAAATGCAACGTCCAGGGGCTGTTACCGCCCAACGCATCCATGCACAAATCATAGAAATAACCTTGCGCTCCGTTCGGTGTGGACTCCAGAATAATATCAGGAGAACCGCCCTGCATCGCCCCTGCCATGATCTTTTCAGCGTCATTCCAAAACGCAACCTCTGAGCCATGGAAATCTGTATAAGTGTCACCACGCCCAGCCTCTTTACTGCCAGCCGTTGCAATAACCGAAGTGCTATCAAATTCAGGATATGTGGCAAGTGAGGCATTGCTATATTTTCGCTCCGGTTGTGTGTCTCCAAATTTGCAATTCTCCCAGAACCTATCTGCCATACGCCGCAGTTTTTGGGTTGTCTCGCTATCGTGTGCCATTGTCATGGTTGTGCGTGTACTCGTAACCGTGCGATGGTACATCTCCGCCTGAACATAAGTCGAAAACCCTAATTGCCGCGCTTTGAGCACAAGGTCACGCCCCGTTCTGTGTTGGTGAAAGTGTTGCTGTGCTTTATTCCAGCGTAATGATACAAGGTTCTTTTCCTTGTCAAGAATCTTTAGAAACATTCTTGCAAAGATTTCAGGCTCGTGAATAGCATCAATTTGTCTAATCATGCTCGCCCGCCTCTTCTACAAATTGTTTCCATGTGATAGGCGCTCCGTCCGCACCCGTAATCTCTGACCTCTCCACATAACCGCGCTTCTTGCCCTGAGTTTTGAGTTGGAATAATATAGCCCACGGCTCACCATCTAAAATTGCTTTATCCAATCTCATCTCTGCAATATCGGTTCTTCTGTGGCGATATTTATCAATAGTGTCCTGAACAGCCTGAACGATTTTGGCTCGTCTTAGTATTGTTTTATAACTACATCCCAATTCATCCGCAGCAATATAAACGCCACCCCGTTTCTTTTCGAGTGCGTCTATTATTTCATCGGTTGAATACTTGCGTTCACGGGACATTTAGACACTATCCTTTATTAGTTTTCTACAATAATCAGATGCAGCCCAATATTGTTTATCTCGATCATATTCTTTCTTTGGATCGCCACCACGTTCTTTTATTGCAATCCATGAATAATCAAATAATTTAATTACTGTCTTTTTACAAATATCAAATTTTGTTTCATCCGATAAACCCTTAAATATTTCGTGTTCGTTTTCTGGCATATAACTTACAATTACATCATCCCAAGATTTTTTATTTTCAATAATAGTTGGATAACAAGCACCGCCAGCACTTATATTTGTTAAAGGACATCCAATATCTAACAATGTTTTTATCCAATATTTTTCACGCTTCTCCCATCGCTTTTCGTCTGTCTTTTCAAGAATAATTAGTTTTGGTTTTAATCCTTTATTCTTTAATCCCTGTATCCAATTTTTCTTATGGTGGTTTACATCGTCACAATTAGAAACATGCTGATAATATCTATTCTTTAGATTTGTCGTTTTTCCAACATATCTTATTTCATCTGTTGTCGGGTCTTCTAAACCATAGATATATACTGTTTTCATTTTGACTCTATCAATTCCGGCATCAATCCTGTATGCTGATGCCACCGCTCCAAAGCCACCGCAACATAAGCAGGAGAGATTTCCACCGCTCGACATTTGCGATTTAGGTTCTCACATGCAATTAGGGTCGTGCCTGAGCCAAGGAATGGATCAAGAACAATATCATTGTTGTCTGAATTGTTCTTTATCATTATTTCAACAAGCTCTACTGGTTTCATGGTTGGGTGCTCTTCACTCTTTTTTGGTCTGTCAACAAACATACAACTTGATTGTTTTCTATCACCAGACCATTTATGAGCTCCGTCAGGTTTCCAACCATACAAAATGTTTTCATGTTGAAAGTGATAATCTGCTCTTGATAAAACTATTTGATCCTTTACCCAAACTAAACCCCACCTGAATTCAAATCCACTATCATTAAATGATGCTATCAATCGCGGGAGCGGCGTCCCCGCCGGGGACGCTGCATATATTGCCGCTCCCGCGATAGTAAACTCAGAACAGTTTTTAAATACAGATCTGATAAACTTTTCCAGTTCTTCTGGTTTCAAATTATCATTTTCTATTGTGCGAACCCGATAACCCATCGGGTTCGCAGCTTCAAGTTTGTCGCCATAACTTACTCCATAAGGAGGATCAGTCCAAATCATTGTTGATTTTTCATCAATAAATAATTTTTTATATAATTCAATGTTTGTTGAATCCCCGCAAATCAGCCGATGCTCGCCCAACTGCCAAAGCTGTCCAGACTCGACACCCCATTTGACGCGCAATTCCTCTGCCTTGTCAATTTCAGGTTCAGGCGCGTCCTGCAATTCTCCCATGTTTATATCAAGCTCACCTGCTAACTTTTCAAGTGCCGCGTCCAACTCCCCCTCATCCTGCTTGATTTCATTCAGCATCTCCTCCAACACCAACGCATCCCATGCCAAGCCCTGCTCACTCGTGCGGTTATCCATGATAGCCATTTTCTTGCCGGCTGTACTGTTAGCATCCATGTCAGTGCGCTTGACCACTACAATCTGATTGCCGTCTGTCTCAACCTCAATCACGTTTTCAAGTCCTGCATTGACAAATGCCTCTTGTGCGTGATTGCCTGCCAGGATGACGCCATTCTTATCGACCAACAGGGAACGCCCTGCACCATAAAATCTCTTAGCGTATCAGCCTCGCCAGGAGTTAGTTTTTTGACCACGAACCATTCGCAAGCGTTTCATTTTGGGCATTGGTTGAATAGTCTATAATCGTTGTGCCTGTGCCTTCATTTACCTTGAAAAGTCTAACAGTATTAACATCGTTTGCTGGATAACTAAGTCTTGATGGTGGAGTAAATGTAGCCGAATAACGAACAGAATTTGATACTCTATGCCAGCCAATAGCTCCTAAAATAGGAACAACTAAGCCGTATTGACAACCAAATGTCATAATTGTCGCAGAATCGTCTTTTACCGCACCAACACCTGCGCCGCTAGTTCCCACTAAAACACCATCTTTCCAGACTCTTAATTTCCTATCACCAGCGTCATCCCAT